TATATTAAAACAATTACGTGAAACGCAGCCAAATTACAAAACAACACTTCCAATTTCAAATAAAGAAATAGAGTATCACCCATTTAAGGTAAAAGATCAAAAAATTATTACTTTAATATCCCAAGAAAAACACACTGGGATGATATTAAAAAATCTTTGTAAATTATTGGAAAGCTGTTCAAATATTGGTAATGCAGAAGATTTGTATCTTGCCGATTTTGAATTTTTGTTTTTGCAAATTCGATCTAAAAGCGTGGAGGAACAGATTAGACTAAAGGTTGATAGTACACCTCCTATTTTTGGAATGATGAACATCAATGAGATTAAAGTAAATACCGGGAAGCTAAAAGAAACCATATCAACAGACTCGGGTATGGTGCTGGAATTAACTCAACCAAAAGTAAAAGATTACTTATCTCACGAAACAATAAACGAAGAAGCTTTAATTAAAACTTGCATAAAGTCTATCACAATAAATAAATTTAGATACGATCTTACTCTTTTAAAAAGTGAAGAGTTGAGCAAAATTTTGGAAGAAATAACAGTAAAAGACAATAAAAAAATATTAGAATTTATAAAAAATTCTCCAAGATTATTTTATATTTTGCATACTGGCTCAGATGAAATCAAACTGGAGGGCTTTCTGCGTTTTTTTACTTAAGTGTGAGTTATTTTGATTTAGTTGATTATTATAAAACATTATTCATTCTGACCAATACAAAAAAGTTGTCTTTAATTGAAATAGAAAATATGTATCCTTGGGAGTACGAAATATATCTAAACATGCTCAAAGAATATCTGGACGAAGAAGCACAGAAAAAACAAGAAGAATTAAGCAGAAAGTCAATGGGATAAAATGGAAGAAAATATAAATTCAATATTTGGGTTGGATGGAAATAATTCCTCGTCAAATATCAACGGAGTTCCCTTTTATCTTTCCATGCCTTCCAATGAGGAAACTTCGACACCCTCAAATGATGCAGTGATTCAAACTCCTCCCGAATCAACTCCTCAGACTATACAACAGTCTTCTGTATCTGCAGTACCAGCTCCTCCCCCGTTGCTAGCAAAGCCAACAGAAGAAGAGTCTCTATCCCCTCCAGATCTTCTTGCTAGACCAGAGGAAGAAAATAATTATAAGCCACCAGTAAAAGCTGAACCTTTAAATTTTATGCAGCAAGCGTTTAAGGAATCAGAAATAGATAATAATGTTGTTAGCCAAAAAGTAAAAGTAGCTTCAAGTATGTCAGAAACTGTAAATCAATTATCTCGCAATGAGCAAAAGTTAAAAGCAATAGAAAGCAGAGTTGCAGAAAAGACTGAGGAAATAAACCAAAAAAATATGGCAACTCAAAGTTACGCTGCGCTGAAGCCTGCGTTTGAAAGCATTCAAAATGTTTTGGATTATCAAAGAGAAAATACAAAACAAAGAGATTTCAATGATCAGCATTATACTGTGGCAGAAACTCAATCTTTATTTGACATGACTGCAAACCAAATTGGTGGAATGCCATATTGGAGAAGATAATAAAAAAAAGCCCCCTTTCGGGGGCTCTCTCAATCCTGCTTATTTTTAAGCGACTTAAAGTAATCCAGAGTATCCATATCCTCTGAAGGAACCTGTTCCACCGTAGAGTCATCCTCTACAGTTCGAACAGTTGCCTCGTCAAACTGCTCACGAATATCATCACCAACAGTCTTCTTGAATCGCTCCTTGAGCTCTTCATAAGACTTGAAGCTGGAAGGATTAATAAACTCCTTGAGAGCATATTGCTTCTTCCAAAGAAGCTCAAGCTTCTTGTCATCACCACCCATTAGAGGCGCAGGGGCAGCAAACTCGCTGCGGTCATAGTTGACATAACCACCGACGTTACGAATCTTAAGCTTAAAGTCAGCTCCATTCCAGAAGTTAAACGGATCCACTGGAACCTCATCCTTGAACTCAGGGCTCATGAGAGCCTGAATCTTCTCAAAAATCTTAGTGCCATACTTGAAGAGGAAAACGTTTCCCTCGTTTTCTGAATTAGCAGGGTCGCTAATCACCAAAACATTGCTGATGTAGTTAAGCTTGCGCTTACGCTTTCTCGCAATGTCCTTATCCTCTTCCAAACCACTGTTCCATAGCTCAGTGTTAGCCTCGCAAATTGGGCACTTCTCTCCAAGAGTAGTACGGCAGTTCTCAATAAACCATCCGCCCTTGCCTTGGAATGCATGGCTGTAAAGCTTGACAAAGGGAAGATCCTCACCCTCAACCGGGGGCAGGAAACGAATTACAGCATAACCATTCTTAGAAGCATCCAAACCGGGCTTCCAGAATCTATCATCCTTGTAATTGTCTTTGGTGTTTAGGCTCTCAAGCTTCTTGCTGAGATCTTCTACGGAATTCTTACTACGCTTCTTAAAATCTGAAAATGAACTCATATAACCTTTCTTTCTCCGGGAACTACCCGGACCTGTTTAATACTCAGGACTATTCCTGAGTGGTCTATTCTACTATATTTATCAGTGTATGTCAATCGTCTAAAGGAAGTTTTTTACCTTTGGTTTTTTTCAAAAGATGCTTTTCTTTGGCTTCTTCTTGAATTTTTTCAATAATTGGCTTTGTTAAAAGTTTCCCTGCAGCTGAGGGCTCTATACCCATTTCCTCCGAAAGTTCCAATATACAATCCATATATGATAATTTTGTCTTTTGGACTCTTTCTAAAACTTTTGAGGAAAACGATAATTTTGCTTTGTCGTCTAGATACATATCATTATTATACCATAATTCTAAAATTTATCAATAGTTAGCTATGTCTAAATATCTTTGATTCGGAGCATAAATGGCAGACAATCTTGTAATTAATGTTTCATCCGGCGCAACAGCATCCATTAAGACAAATGAAATTAGTGGAAGCCATTATCAAATTTTTAAACTAGCATTTGGAAATACTTCCAGTGCTAGCTTGGTAACTTCAACTGCGCCACTGCCAGTAATTTTATCTGCTGGCGTAACAGCAAATATTGTAAATTTTACAAATCCTGTCATTGTAGTTGGGAATAGTGCTGGCGATCCAGTATTTGTCCAAGGAACTGTTGCTGTTTCTGGAGTAAGCGGAACTGTTTCTATAACTGGTGGCATCGCAAGAAATTATACTAGAGACAGTATCTCAGTATATGGCGCTGACGGATCAACTTTTATTCGTTCGGCTTTGGTTACTACTGGAAATACCGCTATTGGTGTTTCAGGAGACGCACTAAAAGTTTATCTCCAAGACGCAGCACTAACTGTTAACGTTGGCACTAACGTAGGAATTTATAATGCAGGTGCCACTAGCTCAATAAGAATTGAAGGAAATTCAGGTGGCGTTCCTGTAGCAGTAACCGTCACTGGAACCGCAGCAATTAACGATACAGCTATCCTAAACGGCATGACAGCCATTTATGGCAAAGTAAATGACGTTTATTCGGCTTTAGCGGCCTTCGGACTCGTAAGACCTACTTCGGGCACCGCTGGAACCAAGACGCTCACAGCGTCTGCTGCAGCCCTTGCTTCAGGCTTTACGTGCACAGCTGGCGTAAACCTCAAATCTTCATCAATTAATACACAAATAATTTATGTAGGAACTAGCACAACTGGTTCGTTATTAGGTTATGAATTAGATCCCGGAGAACAATTGTTCTTAAATGTTGGAAACTTGAATGGAGTTTACGTTTCTGCGAAGGGATCTCAAGTTCTAACCTATTATGCTTCATAATGACCAATGACAATTTCAAAATATTCTAAAGTCAGTGAAGATGCATTAACTGTTGTAAAGACAACAGAACTTTTTGTTACAGAATTTGTAGGAAATACTTCTGATCCTACGATGACAAAAGGATTGATGGAAAGTTCTCCAAATTTATATAAAAATGGAGTTACTTTTTTTTTAGATTATTCTAATACTTCCAATGCTTCTGATTTAAAACTTTTAAAAAGATTCTTTTCAAAACTCGGAACAGGAAATACTTTTGCCGTTTCAGGTGGAAACTATTATGATGAATTAACCCAATCAAAATATAGTTTTGAAGGTGTTTATAAATTATCTGGTTATACCGGGGCTTATAATAATTTTTTAAATTTAACAGGTGTATCATATTCTGCCAGTTTAACAGATGGCACATACAAAAATTATAATTTTAACACTGTTTTAAATTTTTCAACCTCAAAGGGTGTTACTGCACAATATTTTGTTTCTAAATTTAATAATGATACTCCTTACAATTTAGAATTTTTTGGTATATATGGTGAAGACTTTAACTCTGAAGAATATCTTGAAGTATTAGATACAAAGGCAAATACAGATCGTTATCTAATCAATAGCTTTGTTAAATTAAATAATGGACAAGAAATTGTAGTTCTTGATCCAGCTTACAGCATTATAAATGAAAATATGTACTTTCAGAAAAAGACAGTAAATCTTTTGATGAGAGGTGTTCCAGATCTTAATACTCTATCGCAAAGTAAATTCCAAAACGGTGTAATTAAAAAGATTAATTCGGAACAAGAAACTTTAGATATTCTCACTCAACAAAATTTACACCAAAGATATTCAAGAGCAAAAAGTGATCCTACAAATTATTATGATTGGTATTCAGTGAGTGAAACAGAAAATTTTAAAAATGTTTTGAATCCTTATGTCTATGATAAGCTTTCAATATCCGTAGATTACTATTCCTATGCAAAAATTGGAGCAACTTCAGAATTAGTGTTCAGCAACATAAACACTTCAACTGCTCCTACAATTCAAACATCTACAGTTTTACTTATTGATAATGTAATTACTTCAACAAAACTTTACAATTCTATAACCGATGCAACAATTCCAAATATAAAAATTGATCTTACAGATTCATCTTTAGTAGGTTGGAAAATTCTTCCTTTTTATGATGAAGCTTGCTCTATTCCACTAAACGATTACTATTACTTAAATGGTGTTCCCGGGTTTGACGGAGCTTCTTTTATATTTTTGAGCAACGAAAAGGCACCATCGTCTTTTTATCTAAAATTTGAAAAATCAGAAATATTAAAACTTTTAATTACGGTTTAATCAGAATTCTACCCAAGAGTAGTTATCACCGTCAAAATAGTAAGTATATACAACTCCATCTCTTTCCCATTGCTGTCCTTCTATTGGGTCTATTGGAGGTTCAATGCCCGAGAAAAGCCTACTCTTTCCAGTAAACGTCCATGCAATAGGATCTTGAAACGGAGAAAGTTCCGTAGTTTTTTCTGCCTTATATAAATTTCCTTCAAATAAAACAACATCACCGGATTGATAACGATTATTCAATCCAGTGACTTTTGTCTTATTATATTCGCCTTTATACATGCAAAATTATTTAGTTACATTTCCACTTTCTTTCCATTGAGAGCGTCTTTCCACTTATTATAATACCCCTGCATATCTTTTTCTAAAGAAGTAACTAAAAGAATATCTTGTTTGTTTATAGTAACTCCATACCTAGCATTACTATATGGCATCCAAGTAACTAAATGCCAACTCTGATTTTCCATTGGATATAAAGTAGCACAGTTTTTTACAAGATAATCATTTCCATTATCCTGAGCTTCGCAAATAATTTCTTCGCCATGTTTAAACTTTATCAATAAATCTTTCATACTCATATTATAACCTTTCTTTATAAATTTGTCAACGCTTTGCACCACAATTACATGATTTTTTTACTTGAGCTTGTGTAACTGGTTTTTGTGTTTGTATCACTTTTCTGTGTTCTTGCTCTGTTCTGCTATACTCAACAGGAATTATATTTTTAACTAAAGTTTTTTGTTTAGGAATAATATTATAGTCATCAGAATATATTTGTCTAAATTTTATAGTAAACCAATATATCTTAAACCATTTATTAAACTTAATTCTTCTTGCTTCACATCCGCAATTTCCTTTAGTAAGATAAATTATAAGATCTTTTATTTTTGTAATAGTGGTGATCTTGTCAATTATATCACCGAAACCAATTGAATGTTTTTTTATAATTAATACTTTTTTAAATTCAAAGTTAAAAATTTTATTGTAAACTCCATATTCAATTTTATTACGATTTATTATTTTACCTTCATCGTCAATAAATAATTGCAAAGGTTTTCCAACCGAACCAATCATTCCAGTTGTATTAAATGTAAAATGTGTATTATTATATAAACTGCCCATAGTATTACCTTTTATTTATTCGCCACAGCAAGGAAGGATTCCACAGATAACCGGAGGTCCTGAAATTATAGGAATTCCATTTTCATCATATTTTAATATTACGATGTTTGGATCAAATCTTGTTGATGGCAAAGTATTTGGCCCATCGTTTTCATCGAAACCTACAAAACATGATTGATTTATATCTTCGGAAACATGAGTGTATTGCATTCTTGTATATTTTGATACGCCAGATACTGAAGTATTGTCTTCATATCTAATAAAAATAGTATCTCCAATTTCAGAATC